AACTGAAGAAGCTATGGAAGATAATCTATACGACACTTTTGCAAAACTAAGAGCAAAAGGATTAGCAAGAGCTATGGGAAGTACAAAACAGCAAAAAGCTGCTGACTTGTATAACAATGGCTTTACAACAAACCAAGGTGATGGTGTGCCAATGTTTAGTGCAGCCCATCCAGTTATAGGTGCAGGCACAGTAACCAATGTTACTGGTAATGCAGCTATATCAGAAGCAGCTATTGAAGCAGCAATCATTCAGATACAAAAAACTACTGATGATCGTGGCATATTAATTGGTGCATCTGGTGTTTCATTACACATACCTACAGATCTAATGTTTACAGCAGATCAACTATTAAATACTCCTGGTGCTACAACTTTATCAGCAGGTAATTTTAATTTAAATGATATAAATGCTGTTAGACATTTAGGTGTACTACCTGATGGATTCTATGTAAACAGGCGTTTTACTGACATTAACGCTTGGTTCATTAAAACAGATGTACCTAATGGTACTAAAATGTTTAATAGAACTCCACTACAAACAAAAATGGAACCAGATTTCGATACTGGCAATTTACGTTTCAAAGCACGTGAAAGATATTCTTTTGGTGTTTCTGATTGGCGTGGTTGGTTTGGTAACGCTGGAGCCTAATTACTAAATATATTGAGGAGAGTAGAAATATTCTCCTCTTTATATCATAAGGAAAATAAATGGCAAATAATTATACAAGTAAATTTTTTAGTGGAGCAACAAATGGTGTTATTGTAACAACTTCTGATATAACAAGAGTTACAGCAATACATGCAGCAGCAGTTACAGCAACAGGAACTTTTGCTCTTTCTGATTCTACTGGAGATAAAATAAAATTTCAAGTTCCTGCAAGTGGAACAGCAGATATTTATATAGGAGATATGGGTGTTAGATTTGATGGAACTGTTTCAGTTTCTGCACCTTCAGATGGAAGTTCAGTAACTTTAATATTAGGATAACTAAATGCCTAACTATTCTTATTTAAAAGATGACATTGTAAATACAATAGAGAATGATTCAAATGAGTTTGCTACGCAAATTCCTTTCTTTGTACAAAAAGCTGAAGATCGTATAATGAAAGAATTAGATGATGTAGCTTTAGATACATATTCCTCTGTTACTTTTACAGCAAACAATCCAGTAGTAAGTTTACCTGATGGTGCATTAGTTGTACGTAATGTAAACTTTACAACAAGTGCAACTGTATATGGTGAACCAACTGGTATTATTCCTTTGCTACAAAGAACATATGAATATGCAATAGACTATTGGAACAAACCTACATCTGTAGGAACTCCAAGATATTATGCACGTAAAACAAATACACAAATTTATATAGTACCTACACCTACTTCTACACTAGCAGGTGAAATACAATATACAAAACAACCTTTAGCTTTATCAAGTGCAACAGGTACAAGTGCAACAATTTCTAATTATTTTAGTGAAGATTGTTATAATGCTTTATTTAATGCTTGTATGGTAGAAGCTAATTATTTTATAAAAGATTTTCAAGTGGTTCAATCATGGGAAGCTAAGTATAAAAATTCAATAGATGGTTTACGTAATCAAGCAAGACGTACTAGAAGAGATGATATGCAATCTCCAGCAAGTCCTGCAGGTGGACCTACACCAGTTATACAAGGTGCTAACTAATGGCAAGTAAAAAGAAAAAGCGTTCTTTACTAAGTAAAGTATTTAATAATAAAATTATGAGAGGGTTAACTATTTATGAATTAAGTGATTTAATGGCTTCTCCTACTACAGAAGCTATGGGTAAATTATTAGGAATGCAAGAAGGTGGGCAGATAAAAGTAAAAAGAAAAAGTTCTAAGAAGAAACCTAGAGGGTGGGGAGCTGCTCGTTTTGGTAAGTAGATCTAATATTAAACAACAAATAACTAAACCTGGAGATATTAAAGTGAAGAAAAAAGTAATTAAGAAAAAAATGGGAGGAGGACTATCTCCTAATAAAGCAAAAGAATTAAATAATATTATGAATGCTTCACAAGGCATTGCAGAAAATTTACAAAAACAATCTATGGTAAGTAGAAAACGAGGTGGCATTATTGATGGTAATGATCTTGTATCTTCTTACTATGAATAAGGAGAATAATAATGGATAGAGAATTTATTGGTGGAACTCAAGGTAGATTTCCATCTAGTTTAAAAACTAAAGATTCTAGTGTAACAAGTGGCAAACCTACAGGACAAGGATTTGGTGCAGCTCGTACAGGACCTGCAGTTAAAGGACCTATAGATGCTGTTTGTGATCCAGATTATTCTCAAGGTGAACCTTTTGATATAGGTGGAGTTAAAACTTCTCCTGTATTTGGAGCAAAATAATGGGATTGTACACAAAAGTATTAAAAGAAGGAATAAAAAATAAAGATAAAATAAAAGAAATTATTAAAGGTTTACGTTCTAATAAAAAAGTAGTTGAGCAGACTAAAGATCAAATAAAAAAACTAACTAAAGAGAATACAAAAAAGAAAAAGTTTGCTGGTTTTAGTAATCCTAAAAAATTAAATAGTGCTAAAAAGAAATTAACAAAACTACAAGCTGCAGATAAGAAAAGAATTGCAACATTAAGAAAAGGTGGATATGCAGCAGCAGGTATAACTACAGGAGGTATTGCATTAAATTCTCTTTTAAAAGAAGTATTAAAAGATAAAGGAACTGCTTTACCTGTTAAAACTAAATCTTCATCAGTAACAATTAAAAAAGGTGATACTCTTTCTCAAATAGCTAAAGCTAATGGTACAACATTAAAAGCTTTAAAAGAAGCTAATCCTCAAATTAAAGATTTAAATAAAATAAGAATAGGTCAGAAGATTAATTTATCTGCTAAAGTTAAAGATAGAAAATCTGTATATCAAGGTATGTCTAAATCTGAAATGGCTGCTATAACTAAAAGAAAAAAAGGTGGCACTATGAAAGATCTTTCAGGTGATGGTAAAATTACTAAAAAAGATATTCTTATAGGTAGAGGAGTTATTAAAAAGAAACATGGTGGTCAAATAGGAGCACCTCGTGGAACAGGAGCTGCATTACGTGGGTATGGTAAAGGTTATAAGTAGTGCCTTTTAAGTCTGCTAAACAAAAAACTTATCTAGCTATTAATGAGCCAGATGTTTATAAAAAATTTAAAAAGGAAGAAAAAATGATGTATGCAAATAAGATGAGTAAAAAAATGTATGGAGGTAAAGTAGAAAAAAAAGCTATGGGTGGTAAAGTTACTAAAAGACCTATGGGTGGTAAAGTTTACAAAGTAGATAATTCAGGACAAATGATGGTACAAAGAATGTATGGAGGTAAAGTTAAAAATGAATATTAAATTAAAAGGATTACTCTCAAGATTTAAAGAACCCTCATCTTACTCTGCTATTGCAGCAGTATTAGCTATGTGTGGAGTTATAATACCAAGTGATTTATGGCAAAGTATTATTATGATTGGTTGTGGTATTTCAGGAGCTGCAGGATTCTTTATAAAAGAAAAAAAATAAAGACTAATGGCTGTTCGTAAAAAAAGTAATATGAAAGGTATGACCATAGGTGGTGGTCAGAAGAGACCTACTAAATCTGGTGCTGGGCTTACTGCAGCAGGTGTAGCTAAATATCGTAGACAAAATCCTGGTAGTAAATTAAAAACTGCTGTAACAGGTAAAGTAAAAAAAGGTAGTAAAGCTGCTAAAAGAAGAGCGAGTTACTGTGCAAGATCTGCAGGACAAATGAAGAAGTTTCCTAAAGCAGCAAAGAATCCTAACTCAAGATTAAGACAAGCGAGAAAGAGATGGAAATGTTAAAAAAACCTACTAATCCAGGACTAAAAAAATTACCAACTAAAGTTAGAAATAAAATGGGCTATGCTAAAGATGGTGGAGTAGTACAAAATAAGCTAAAAGAAATTACTGCTGCTTTAAATAAAGCATCAAAAATGCACGCAGCTCAAGCTAAAATTTTAGCTAATATAAGAAAAAAAATGAAATAATGGCAAAGCTTTGTCCAAAAGGTAAAGCTGCAGCTAAAAGAAAGTTTGATGTATATCCATCAGCTTATGCTAATATGTATGCATCAGCAGTATGTAGTGGCAAAGTAAAACCAGGTGGTAAAAAGAAAACAGTAAAGAAAGCTACAGGTGGTGGCTTACGTGATTGGGTAAAAGAAAAATGGGTAGATATAGGAGCACCTAAGAAAAATGGTAAGTATCAACCTTGTGGTAGAAAATCTACTAAAAGTTCTAAACGTAAGTATCCTAAATGTGTTCCAATAGCTAAAGCAAATAAAATGTCTACATCTCAAAAAACATCTGCAGTAAAAAGAAAAAGATCTAAAGCTCAAGGTGTAGGTGGTAAACCAACAAATGTAAAAACATTTGCTGCTAAGAGTGGTGGTTCACTTCTTGTAGCAGCATGTTATGATTAAGGATTAAAAATATGGCAACAAAATCAGTAAGCTCACCTAAAGGTTTTCATTGGATGAAAAAAGGTAAAGAGTTTAAGTTAATGAAGAATCCTTCTGCTGGTTATAAACCACATAAAGGAGCAACATTAAAAGCTGCTTTTACAATACAAAAAGTTCATAAAGGGTAGACTGAAATGGCAACATCAGGTACATATAATTTTAATTTAGATATAGATGAAGTAATTCAAGAAGCTACTGAAATGATTGGTGGTGAAGAAACACTAGGTCATACACCTGCTTCTGCTAGAAGATCTATTAACTTAATGTTAAATGAATGGCAGAATAAAGGAGTACTATTGTGGTCTATACAAACTACTGCTGTAACTGCAACTTCAGTTGAGACTTCTTTACCTGATGAAATTTTAGATACATTAGCTGTAACATATGCAGTTAGTGCAGCATCAACTGATATAGCTTTAGAAAGAATATCACGAGAAGAATATCATAACTTACCTAATAAAACAACTACAGGTAGACCTACACAATATGCAATTACTAGAGGAGTAAATAATATAGCTTTGTTTTTATATCCTACTCCAGATATTACTACTGGTATTTTAAATATAGAATGTTTTAAACAATTAGAAGATGTTAATAAATCTGCAGGACAAAATGCACAAGTACCTAAAAGATTCTTACCAGCTTTAACATGTGGTTTATCTTATTATTTATCTATGAAAAGACCTGGTATTCCTATGGATAGAATACAAATGTTAAAAGCAAATTATGAAGAGAAGTTAGCTTTTGCTATGGAAGAAGATAGAGAAAGAGCAAGCATGTATATAAAACCTAAGTTAGGATATATCTAGTGGCAACTAATCGTAATGCAATGGCTATGTGTGATCAATGTAGTTTTGTATATCCACATAGAGTAATGCAGTTAAGTAGTTATGATACATTAGTTTGTCAAACATGTTTTGATGGTGCATTTGATTTAAAAAACCATCCACAAAATAAAGCAGCAGACGTAAGAGATAATCCAGCAATTCAAAACCCAAGACCTGATACAGGTGGTAGAAACTTAGAATGGCAACAAGCAAGTTTTGATTGGGATGATTCCACAATAAGATTTTGGAGTAACGCATGAGTACATTAACAAACAAACAAATATCAGAAACATATAAACAGTTATTAAAAGTAAATGTAAGTGCAAATACTAATACTGGTTTAACAAATGATTTACAACAAATACAATCAGGTGATGGTACTAATGCTGCATTACAAATATCTACTGGTGCAGTTAAAGCTACAGGAACTTTTGGTGTAGATGGTAATGCATCTGTTGGAGGTGATTTACAAATTAGTAATAAAGTTTGTGCTTCTGCATATTATGGTGATGGATCTAATATAACAGGCATAACATTTACTGGAGATGTTTCAGTATCTAGTTTAATAGTTACAAACAATGCTACGATAGGTGGTACTGTTACTATAGGTGGTGCTGTAATGGTATCTGGTGGAGAGATACAAGTTAAAAATGGTGGTGCACAATCTAATATAAAACTATATTGTGAATCTGGTAATGCACATTATGCAGCTTTACAATCTCCTCCACATTCTTCTTTTAGTGGTAATATAACAATAACATTACCAGTAAGTACTGCTACATTAGTAGGTACATCTACTACTGATACATTAACAAATAAAACATTTGGTGATAAAGTAACTTTTGATGATGATATATCTGTTAGTGGTAATTCAAATTTTGGTGGAACTGTAACAGTTGCAGGAGCTGCTCATTTACAAAGTACATTAAGTGTTAATGGTGCAGCAACTTTTAATTCTACAGCTACAATAGCAGGAGCAGCAGTTTTAAAAGGAGCAACAAGTTTAGGTAGTACACTTAAAGTTGCTGGTATAGCAACCTTTTCAGAAAGAGTTTGTGCTTCAGCTTTTTATGGTGATGGTACTAATATTACAGGTATTCCAATTTCAGGTAATATATCTGTAGCAAATGCTATAGTAGGTGGAACATTAAAAGTATCAGGTGCAACAAGTTTAGAAGATGCTGTAGTAATGAAAAGTACAGTTACAGTTATAGGAGCTGCACATTTACAAGGAGCAACAAGTTTAGGAAGTACACTTAAAGTATTAGGTGCAACAACTATAACAGGTAATACAGGTTTCTTAGGAACTGTTAGAGTATCTGGAGCTACATCTATTGAAGGAGCAGCAGTACTTAAAAGCACTCTTACAGTTGTAGGAGCTACACATTTACAAAGTACTTTATCAGTAGCAGGTAATGGAACCTTTGCTGAAAAAGTATGTGCTTCAGCTTTCTTTGGAGATGGTGCAAACTTAACAAATGTACCTGCAGTTATAACAGGAAACATATCTGTTAATAATGCAACAATAGGTGGTAATTTATATGTAGGTGGTACAACAACAATAGTAGGAGCTACACATTTACAAAGTACAGCTTCTATTAATTCTACTTTAAAAGTAGGAGGTACTACTACTATAACAGGCAATTCAGGTTTCTTAGGAACTGTTAGAGTATCAGGTGCTGCTACATTAGCTAGTACATTAGATATTGCAGGTAATACTTCTATAGGTGGTACAGCTAAGATTACAGGAACTACAACAATAACAGGAAATTCAGGTTTCTTAGGAACTGTAAGAGTTAGTGGTGCTACATTTTTAGGAAGTACATTAGCTGTTGCAGGTAATACATCTCTTGGAGGGACAGTTACTATAACAGGAAATGTTATGGTATCTAGTGGTTTAATTGCTGTTAAGAATGGTGGATCACAATCAGAAGTTAGACTATACTGTGAATCAGGTAATGCTCATTATGCTGCTCTTCAAGCACCAGCTCATTCTGCATTTTCAGGAAATATAACTTTAACATTACCTGCAGTAACAGATACAATAGCAGGTATTGCAGCAACACAAACATTTACTAATAAAACATTTGGTGATAAAGTAGAATTTGATAATGATGTATGTGTTAGTGGCAATGTACATATAGGAGGTACTACTACAATAACTGGAGCAGCAGTTTTAAAAGCTGCTGTAAGTATGGGAAGTACACTTAAAGTTACAGGTGCTACAACTATTACAGGTGCAACAGGTGTACTTGGAAGTATGAGAGTATCAGGTGCTACAAGTTTAGAAGGTACTTTAAAGGTCGTAGGAGGAGCAGCAGCAGCTGTTTGTGCTACAGCCATTAATGGAGTAACCTCTGTAGCTTTAAACTTTGCTACAGCACAGAATTTTACAACAACTGTTACTGCAGCACATACATTAGCTAAACCAACTAATTGTGTTACAGGACAAACAGGAAGTATTTTCTTGACACAGAGTGGAGGAAGTGGTACAATGGCTTATAACGCAGACTTCAAGTTTATAGGTGGTACAGATCCCACCATGTCAGCAGCTAATGGTGCTGTAGACAGATTAGATTACATAATAGTTTCTGCTTCAAGTGATGGAGTAGGTGGAGATATTCAAATGATCATTTCACAGGCATATGCATAATGGGTGTATTTCAAAATAATTTAATGGGAGCAGCTGCAGCAGCAGCATCAGCAGGTGGTGGTGATTTCTATACCCATCAAATAGCACATTCTTTACGCATGAGTGATGCTAATAACACTACTTTAAAAATAACAGCAGGTACTCCCACAAGTAGTAAAACTTTTACTTATAGTTGGTGGTGGAAAAGGTATAATGTTACAAGCACTTCTACGCAAAGTAGTAATGTATTCTGTGCAGGAACAAGTGGTGGAGCTTATGTATTCTGGCCCTTTACAAATAATAATGATTGTGTTGCTAATTTTAATTTTACTGGTGGAAACTTTGGAGATAGTCGTTTAACAACAAATATGCAGTTTAGGGATACTTCAGCATGGTATCATTGTGTATTAAGATTTGATAGCACACAGGCAACTGCTTCTAATAGAGTTCGTTTATACGTTAATGGAGTAGAACCAACATATTCTAGTGCATCTGTTCAAACTGATATATCACAAAATGAAGATATATCATTTATGAATCAAGATGGAGTATTACAAGGTTGGGGTGGACTTAGTGGTAAAGGTACAGGGCAAGAAGGTTGTGATGTCCAATTAGCAGAAATAGTTTTTAATGATGGACAATCCTATGGTCCAGATTCTTATGGTGAAACAAAAAATGGTGTGTGGATTCCCAAAGACCCAAGTGGACTCACGTTTGGTAATAATGGATACTATTTAAATTTTGCTTCTAGTAGTGATTTAGGTAATGATGTATCAGGAAATAATAATGATTTTACTACTGCTAATTTATCAGCACACGATCAAATGCTAGACTCTCCAACCTTCAACTCTGATTCTAATGGTGGTAATTTTATGACCTACAATGGAGCATATATGGGAGCAAATAATGCTTTAGCTGAAGGTAATCTACAAAGTACTGGTAGTAGTGCAGGTAACAATTCAGGTACTTTTGGTATGCTTACTGGCAAATGGTACTGGGAATGTAGAGCAGAAACTGTAAATTCTTATGCTCCTACCTTTGGTATAGGGCAATCTGGTATAGGAAATACAGATGGACAATATTATATAATTACATGGCAAACTGCTGCTGGACAAATGTATGGTGGTGGAGGTGCTCCAGTAGGAATGGGTACAATTACTGTAACTAGTACAGGTGTAACTTCTCTTTCTTCAGGAGATATTTTAAGTTTTTGGTTAGATTGTGATAATAAAAAATTATGGATAGGTAAAAATGGAACTATACCTAATTCTGGTGATCCTGCAAATGGAACTAATCCACAAGCAAGTTGGGCTACTACTCCTACAGATAGATATTTTACTGCAACTTGTCAGAATGTAGGTTCTGGTGTAGGTGTATTAAATGCAGGGCAAAATCCTAGCTTTAATGGTGAAATAACAGCAGGAACTAATACAGATAAAAATGGTTATGGATTATTTAAATACGACCCAAGTGGTACAGATTTTGTAGCTTGTTGTGCTGCAAATATTCCAACAGCAGATGCAGTAGACCCTGCACAAACTGATGACAATTTTCCACAGAAATTGTTTAGTCCTTTATTATATACAGGAACAGGTTCTACTAATGCATTAACAGGATTAGGATTTCAACCTGATCTAACATGGATTAAAGAAAGAGGTGGTGCTAATGACCATAAACTTACAGACTCTACAAGAGGAGTTACTAAGTCTTTAGAGTCTAATACAACTGCAGGAGAAGCAACAGATTCAAATGGTTTAACAGCTTTTGGATCTGATGGTTTTACTGTAGGATCTGATGCTGTTTATAATAATAGTTCTGATACTTATGTAGCTTGGAATTGGAGAGCAAATGGTGGAACAACAACTACAGATACATCAGGAGATATAGATGGTGTGTATCAAACTAATGACTGTGGTTTTTCTATAATGAAGTATAGTGGTAATGGCAGTAATGCTCAAACTGTTCCTCATGGTATTACAGTAGGTGGAGTAGCTACTGCTCCTTCTTATGTCATAATGAAAAATTTACCAGATTCTTCTAATAATTGGAGAAACTGGAGTATAGGTTATGATAATGGAGATGCTGATTCATACGCAGAATTTACTACTGGTGCATGGTACGCTAATCAAGGAAGTGGTGGGTTATTTACAGCTAAACCTACTGACACTATGTTAACTCTTACAGATTATTCTGCTATTAATGCAAGTGGTAAAGATGTAATAGTATATAGCTTTGCAAATGTAGAAGGTTTTATTAAATCTGGATCATACGTTGGAAATGGAAGTGGAACTGATGGTACATTTGTTTACACAGGATTTAGACCTGCATGGGTTATGGTGAAAAAAACAACTTCAACAAATAACTGGAGAATTGAAGATAATGCAAGAGATCCATATAATCCTGCATACCACATGCTACTACCAAATAGTTCAGCAGCAGAAGATGCTTATACAGATGGTACAGATTATAACGATTTTCTTTCTAATGGATTTAAGTTAGCTAGAGGTGGAGATGCAGCAAACTGGAATGCAAGTGGAGCAACTTATGTATACTTAGCAATGGCAGAAAATCCATTTCAATACGCAACAGCAAGATAGGAATAAAATATGTGGGCACGAATAGAAGATAATAATATAGTAGAATACTATGATAGAAAACAATCTTTATTATTAAATGATGTACGTTATTCTTCTCAAATATTTACTATATGGACAGACGCACAACGTAAAGAATTAGGTATAGTACCTGTAGTAATTTCAGGATCACATCTTGATACTAAATATTATATAGAACATAATCATTCAGATGCAATAGCAGGAGATGGTAATAGTGTTATAAGAACTATTGGAGTTAAGGCTGCTGATAGAGCATTAGAAGATGTTGATGCAGTAGATGAAGATGGTAATGCAGTATTAGATCAGTATGGTGTACAAATGGTTACAAGAGGTTTAAAATATAATGCTATACAAAAAGTTAAATCACAACAAGCAGGATTTTTATCAAGAACAGATTGGTATATAATACGTAAAGCAGATGCAGGTACAGCTATACCAACTGCTATACAAACTTTTAGAAATGCAATACGTGCTGATGCAACACGAATAGAGAATGCAATTACAGCAGCAACAACTATGGATGAATTTATAGCATTACATACAACAACATATAATGAAGATAATACAGTAGATCAAATAGCAATTACACAATCGTGGACAGAGGAGTAAATAATGGCATCAACCTTTACAACTAGAATAAGACTTAATAAACAAGGAGATGGAGACAATCCTAATTCTTGGGGAACAGTTTTAAACAATGGAGTTATTAGTCTTGTTGATGATGCTATTGCAGGTTATACAACTGTAGCGTTAGGAGCTAATGCTACTGTAACATTATCTGCAGTAGATGGAGGTTCTGATATACCACGTAATGCTTTTATTGAAGCTAATGGTACTGTAGGTGGTGCTCATACTACTATAACAATGGTTATTCCTAATGTTACAAAAGGATATGTAATTAATAA